GATCAACGCCAACAGGCACGCGCCGGCCAAGCTGACCGCACTTCCGACGCCACGATCGAGCGAGCCCGCAGGGGATTCACCCGCGGTCGAGCTGGGCCGCGTCGAATCCGGTGTCATGGCGGAAGTTGGCGAGTTATCGACGGCCGCTAATCGGCCGGGTCTTGTCCAGATTGCCATCGCCCTGGCGCGCGTCCTCGACTCACCGCTGGCCATTGCGCAGCACCCGAGTGCTGCGCACCGACTCAGCGAGACGCTCGACAAGATCCGCAAGGGATCCGACGCTCGCAAGAGCAAGCTGGCCTCGGTCAGGCAGATGACGACCAGACCCGCCGAGGCTGCCGGTTGATTCTCGGCTGCGAGACGCCGCGCATCTACACCAAGCCCAAGCGCGAGCTCACCCCCGAGACCACGCACGGGTTCGCGGCGATTGCTTTCGCCGAGGACGTGCTCGGTGTCCGACTGTTCCCGTGGCAGCGTTGGCTGCTCCTGCACGCTCTCGAGCTGGAAGAGTGCGACGACGGCGCCATCCGGTACCGGTACAGATTTGTCGTTGTCACCGTTGCTCGTCAATCGGGCAAGACGATGCTGATGTTAATCCTGGCGCTCTGGCATATCTACGCACTCGACTCACCGACCGTGATCGGCACCGCGCAGGATCTTGCCAACGCCGAGAAGGCTTGGGGCGAGGCCGTCGAGTGGGCGCAGTCCGATGAAGAGCTCGGCGACCTGATCGAAAAGGTCAACCAGGGCCACCCGAAGTTTATGAAGCTTGTCACCGGCTGCCAGTACCGGGTCGCTGCGGCATCACGCCGCGGCGGCCGCGGATTCTCCGGTGATCTGATCCTGCTCGACGAGCTGCGCGAGCATCAAACCTGGGACTCATGGTCGGCCGTGACGAACACCATGAACGCCCGGCCGCAGGCGCAAGCCTGGGCACTGACTAACGCCGGCGATGCACTGTCGATCGTGCTGCGCTATCTGCGCGCCCAGGCGCACCGCGAGCTTGGCTGGCCTGACGGCGATGCCGACTCCGAGATCCTCGAGGGTCTCGACGAGGAGATGCAGGAATACCTCGAGAAGAACGCCGACGAGCAAGTGCTCGGCTGGTTCGAGTGGTCCGCAGCGCCGGCCGCCAAGCGCACCGATCGCGGTGCGTGGGCTCAGGCGAACCCGTCAATGAATCACGTCGACATTGTCGAGAACTGTGTGACCGAGCGCGCCATCTCTGCGGCGATGCGGACCAACCCGCCGAGCCAGTTCGAGATCGAGGTGCTGTGTCGCTGGGTCACGATGGCCGAGGCCGGGCCGTTCCCTGAAGGGAGCTGGCGCGAAACCCTCGACAATGCTGCCAAGCCCGCCGAGGACTCGCTGCGCATCGTCTGCCTGGCGATGAGCTGGAACCGCACCAAGTGCTACATCGCCTGGGCCGCCAAGGATGCCGACGGCGTCCCGGTGGCCGGCATCGCCGCCGACCGTACCGGCACCGATTGGGTTATCCCGTGGCTGATCGAGAACCGCGAGAACTACAGCGGCATCGTGATCCAGGCGAACGGCGCACCCGAGACCGCACTGATGGACGACATCACCAACGCCAGACTTCCCGACGGCAACCCGGCGAACCTGCCGATCCTGCCGTGGGCTGGCCCCGAGCTCGGATCCGCAACCGGAGTGGTCTTTGACCGCCTCGATAAGCGCAAGATCCGCCACTTGTCACATCCCGGCCTCGACGCCGCGGCCACCTCGGCCTCGGTGAAGGTGCTCAGTCAGGGCGCGTGGGTCATTGACCTGGCGACCAGCCCGACTGATGCCGCACCGCTCAAGGCTTTCATTGGCGCGGTCTGGGCGGTCGAGACGACCGCACCGGCCCGCCGGTCGGCCTACGAAGAGAAAGACCTCCTAGTTGTTTAACAGACGCCCGCCTAGCGCAGTGGACCGCAAGGTTCTGGTCAACCTCTGCACCGGCAACGCGATTAGCGGCGTCTGTACGTACAACGGCCCCGAAGGCCTGGTGCTGCGCGGCGCGATCGTGCATGAGCCCGACGCCGACCCCTCGCCCGCTGACGGCGAAGTCCTGATCGGAACGATCAATGTCGACTTTATTCAATTGCTTTAACGGGAGGCGCTGATGGCATTCGTCGCCACCGCCGGCTCAGTCGAGCAGCTCTCGCAGCATCGCGTAGTTCGTCCGTCGCGCATCCAGCTGTCGACCACCTATTCGGCGGACTACGCCGAGATCTGGCGCACGCAGGAATCGGTGCGCACCGTGATCTCATTCCTCGCGCGTAACGTCGCGCAGCTCGGCCTGCCGCTGTACGAGCGGGTCGGCGACGCTGATCGCCAACGCCTACAGGATCACCCGCTCGCCAAGATGCTGCGCCAGCCCAACCCGTGGACGAGCCGCTACCGGTTCATCTCGGCGCTGGTGCACGACTTCAGCATCTACAACAACGCCTACTGGCTCAAGACCAAGTTCCCCAACGGCGAGGGCGGCCTGGTGCGCATCCCGCCGCCGATCATCAAAGCGTCGGGCACCGACTGGCTGACCCCGGCAGCGTTCGAGGTCCGCGGCAATACCGGCATGAAGGTGTACCCGCGCGACCAGATCGTGTACTTCCGCGGTTTCGGTGTCGACGCCGACGAGGGCATCAGCCCGCTTGAGGCGTTACGCCGCACACTGCGCGAAGAGTTCACCGCGGGGGAGATGCGCGAACAAACCATGCGCAACGGCGCACGCATGAGCGGCTACCTAGTCCGACCCAAGGACGCTCCCGAGTGGAGTGACACCGCGCGCGACCGGTTCAAGCGCAACTGGCAGGCGCAGTACGCCGGGTCCGGTCCTGGCGCCGGCGGCACGCCGATCCTCGAGGACGGCATGACGTTCACCCCGGTCAGCCAGACCGCCCGGGATCTGCAATACGTCGAGAGCCGCAAGCTCACGCGCGAGGAAGTGGCCGCGGCCTACCACATCCCGCCGCCCATGATCGGGATCCTCGACAGCGCGACGTTCTCGAACATCACCGAGCAGCACAAGATGCTCTACCAGCTGACGCTCGCGCCGCTACTGGTGATGATCGAAGAGGAGATCGAGCTGCAGCTGATGCCCGACTTCGAGCCGCAGCCCGATCGTTTCTATGTCGAGTTCAACCTGCGCGAGAAGCTGACCGGATCCTTCGAGGAACGCGCCGACTCAATTATGAAGGCCGTCGGCGGGCCGACGATGACCATCAATGAGGCCCGCGCACTGGACAACCGCACGCCCATCGACGGCGGCGACGTGCTCATCCGCCCGCTCAATGTGACCCAGAACGGCGAGCCCGACCCGGTGCCTGCCGCACCGGCCGAACCGCCGCCGGCATAGGACGCCAGGAGAACCCATGCTCACTAAGAACGCCACGATCGACATCAAGGCCGGGCCGCAGGACGGCCTGGACGAGGGCCAGTTCGTTGCCTACGCCAGCGTATTCGGCAACGTCGACTCCTACGGCGACATCGTCACCAAGGGCGCATTCGCCAACGATCTCAAACGGTGGGAGAAGTCGGGCAACCCGATCCCGCTTCTCTTCGCTCACAACATGGCTGATCCGGATTTTAATCTCGGCCACGTCATCAAGGCCGAAGAGGACAACGTCGGCCTGAAGGTCACCGCGCAGCTCGACCTCGAGAACCCGAAAGCCAAACAGGTGTACCGGATGCTCAAGGGCCGGCGCATCAACCAGATGTCTTTCGCCTACGACGTCGTCGATGGCAGCACCGAGAAGGTTGACGGTGAGGACGTCTACGAGATCCGCGACATGAAGCTCTACGAGGTGTCGGTCGTGACCGTCGGCGCCAACCAAGAGACCGAAATCCTCTCCGTGAAGCAGTTGCCCTGTGTGGCAGACCGACTGCTCGCGGAGTTCAAAGCCGGCCGAGTGCTATCGGCCAAAAATGAGAGCGAACTTCGCAGCGCGCATGAGGCCTTGGGCCGCGTGCTGTCCGTTCTCGATAGCACACAGGACGATCAGAAGGCCAGCGAGCCGGATCCGTCACGCCAGTCTCACGACGACACCTCAGTCAAGACCGCCCCGACCATCGCGCCAGCGGAGGTTGAGGGAGATCAAGACGACGAGGAGTCCGAGGAGGAGATCCGTGTGGCCAATCCGACCCCGTCCGCCGACTTGGCCGTTCTGCCTGAAGCAATCCTCGGCGAGATTCTCGCCGAAATCGAATAACCAACCCCCCGTAAGGATCTGAAAAGATGAGTACAAACCGCATCGCCATGCTCAAAGAGCGGGCCGAAGCATCATCCAAGCTGGCACGCGACATCGCCCAGAAGGCCGCCGACGAGAACCGCGACCTGACCGCTGATGAGCGGGCCGACTACGACGGCGCCCTGGTGACGCTGAAGAGCGTTCTCGAAGGCATCAAGATCACCAAGGCCGACGAGGCCGTGATCGCACAGGCAAAAGAGTTCGCCGATTCGGTGGGCGTGGCCGATGGCGGCGACGTCCGGGCGCGCATCAAGTCGCTCGGCCTGACCGTCTGCGATTCGCCGGAGTTCAAGGCCATGATGGCCACATTCCCCGAAGGTCGCATCCCGTCCAAGGGTCGCGTGAACTCTTCCTCGATCAGCGTCAAGTCGGTGTTCACCGGTGCCAGCTCCACCTCGGCCGGCGCGTTTGTCGTCAACGATCGCACCGACATCGTCGAGATGCTGGGCCGCAAACCGCTCACCGTTCGCGACCTCGTCTCCAAGCGTCGTACAACGTCTGACGCCGTTGAGTACGTCCGCCAGTCGAGCCACACCAACAACGCCGCAGTCGTCGCCGAGGCCACCAGCGCCGCGGGTCCGACCGTCGTGTCCGGTGTACTCACCAACAACGCCGGCGGCGGCTACAAGCCCGAAGGCGCGTGGGCGTTCGAGGTCGTGACGGCCAACGTCAAGACGATCGCGGAGTTCGTCCCGGTCACCAAGCGGGCACTCGCCGACGTGGCGCAGCTCGAGGGTCTCATCAACGATGAGCTCGCCGCGGACATCGCCGAGGCCGAAGAGGGCGAAATCCTCAACGGCGACGGCTCCGGTGAGCACTTCACGGGCATCACCGAGACCTCGGGCATCCAGACGCAGGCCTTCTCGGTCGATCTGTTCGAGACCGTCCGCAAGGGTGTCACCAAGCTGCGCACCGTGGGCCGGGTCAACCCGACCGCGCTGGTGCTCAACCCCGCCGACGCCGAGGCGATCGACCTCACCAAGGACGGCCAGGACCGCTACTACTACGGCGGCCCTTCGGCCATCGGCCAGCGCACCCTCTGGGGAGTGCCGGTCGTGGAATCCGAGACCCAGGCGGCCGGCGGCGGTCTGCTCGGTGACTTCTCCAAGGCGGTCCTCTGGGATCGCGAGCAGACCACAGTCACGATGACCGACTCGCACGCGGACTTCTTCATCCGCAACCTGGTCGCCATCCTGGCGGAAGAGCGTCTCGCCTTCGGCGTGACCCGCCCGACTGCGTTCTGCACCGTCGCGTTCTCCTGATCTAAGTGGCACTCATAGGAGCGACCGGCAGTCAGCCCTGGCTGTCGGTCGCTCCTATGCAACAAGGAGGAAACGTGCTCAAGCCCTACGACGTCGTCATCAACGGCAACAGGACGACCCTTCTGCTCTCCGACGCCGACGCGAAGGCCCGCGGCCTCACCGCCAAGGCCGAGCCCGCCGTCGTCACCAAAGCGCACGCGCCGGCCAACAAGGCCCGCAAGCCCGTGAACAAGCGCGCCGAGATCGCCGCGCTGGCATTCACCGCCAAACCTGAGAGCGACGACGGGGAGTGACCCTCGATGTTAGTGGCTTGCAGGCATTCAGCCAAGGCGAGTTTGATCAAGACGACGCCGAGTCTGTCCGTCAGCTCGACGCCGGCCTGGCTGCCGCCCGCAGTTACTGCGGCTGGCACGTCACCCCGGTAGCCGCCGCGACCGTCCTCACCCTTGACGGCCCGGGCGCACCGCTTCTCGTCCTGCCGACACTTAAGCTCACCGCGCTGACCACCGTCGTCGAGTTGGACGTAAACATTCCGATCGGCGACCTGAACTACAGCACCCGCGGGCTGATACGCAAGCGGGACTACTACTGGTGGACATCGGACTTCGGCGCGATCGTCGTCACCTTCTCCCACGGTTTTGCATCGGCACCCGACTTCGAGTCAGCCGTCTACAGCGCAACCGTGCGAGGATCCTTCGGACCACCGACCGCCAACTTCCGCGCCGTCGGACCATTCAGCTACGAGCCTGAAGGCAACGTGCATAACGGGCTTTTCACCGACGCCGAGCGGGCAGTATTGGACCGCTACCGGCTGGAAAAGATGCCGTGAAAGAAACGGTCACCGTCACCCCAACAGTCGGCAATGACTCTGACGGCGACCCGGTCGCCCAGGACGCCCCGATCACCCTGACGCCGCTGGAGATCGCCCCGGGCAACATGCTCCGCAAGTACGGCAAGGGCGGCGACCTGACCGACGTCGAGTTCACCGTCTACCTTCCGCTGCGCATCCGCACGGCCGCCGACACCTACACCCCGGTCGACGAGGTCATAAAAGACGGCGACGAGATCACCGTCCGCGGCCGCACCTGCTCGGTCCTGCTCGAAGTGTGGCGCACCGGAGGCTACCGGGGCGGCGCCGCAGTTCTGGCCCGCTCACGATCCGGCAGGGCCGCCTAATGGCCCGCCAGGGATTCCGGCGCAACGCCAAGACCATCGGCCACATCCTCAAAACCGTGGACGGCGGCAAGCGCGCGGTCGCCGAGAAGATCCTCGCCCAGATCAACGACTCCGAGGCATTCATCGAGGAGTACATGACCGACCGCGAAGTGATCGGCATCGTCGTGCCGGCCGACAAGCAAGCCAAGAACGGTCTGGCGACTAAGGCCGCGAGCTCCGCAGGCATCAGCCGAGGCAATCGGTAAATGACGCAACGCGATCCGGCCAAGGCAATCAAGACCGCCCTGACCAGCTTCTTCGACGGGGACGTCGCCGTCACCCTTGAGGTTCCCGACGACTACACCCCGGTCGACGGCGAGCCGGTACTGCTCGTCGCCGACGACGGCGGTAACCAAGTCAACGAGGGACCGTGGATGGCCGGTAAAGGCCTGCTCCGCATCACGATCCGCATGACCGCGTTCGCGCGCGGTCGCACCGAAGCCCGCGCCACTTTAGACGCGGCAATGGATCACCTCCTGGCCAACCGGCCCGCTGAGGTGGCGCGAATTGAGAACGTCCCGGCCGTGCTGGAC